GAAGCGGCTACCCTTGATGCTGATACGTGGGAACGATTCAGCAGTGCTGATACCGCCTACAAGGGATTGTGCCAACGCAGATGGCACACCGATACGGCGAGCGAGGTGGGCGGGAACTTGAATGTTTGCGGGGATGATGTTGCTCATAGATATTCTCCTTTGGTGAGCGGGTTATGTGCGGTTAGTCGCACGTTTGGATTTGGCGAAACCGCCTTGCGTTGCCACTGCATGTGCTTTCTCAGCGGCATAGTGTTCTTCGAGGTATTCCTCACCGATGCCCAGCTTGCGCTTGGTTTCAGATGCGATGATGTGTTCGGCAATTTCTATGTGGTCTTTGCAGTAGTGGAATCCACTTTGGCGTTTGCCTTCATACAACTCTGCTTGGCTTACTGTTCGGACAACAAAACCGTTCTCGATCTTGAACGCAACTACGGCAGGCGAACAGTTACCGAACATACGTTCCATGTCTGAAGTCATCTGCGGAGTTGGTGCACTACCCAAGATGTTGTTGCGTTGTTCTTGGTGTGCCTCTAGCATAGACATTATTCCTTTACCGAACCATTGTTTAATTCCCATATCAATCCTCAACTTTCATTGTTGGTTTACGAACAGTGACATCTATCTTTGTTCCATAGGTCACACCTGCGGGTACGGATTTGTTGCGTTCGATGTATCCACGAACTGCAATCTTGCTTACACGTTTCTCCAGCATGTCGAACGCTTCATTTGTCTTAACAAATTCCAGTACGGCATCCCAGTCGGCTACGTTGGCGTAGTCTGTAGTGGTTAAGAACGCAGTGCCATGCTTACCTTTGAATGAGGTAACGCCCTGTGCATCTGCTTGCTCTTTAAGCCACGCTTCTATCTTGTCCATCTTCGCTTTGAGTCCTGCTACTTGGCTCTTGATCTCGGCTTCAATGGCTTCCTTCTCGTTACGTAGTTTCATGTACGTAGCAATTACGTCGTCTACTCTGACAGTCATGTCTGTTCTCCCATTGATTTCTGAAGAGCGTCAAATTTATGTGTCGGCTCAAGCGACTTAATAAACTCCTCAATGTCTGTGCTACGCCAAGCTACCATTCGCTCACCAAGTCTGACAGGAGATGGAAATTGTCCTCTGCTTACCATTGCCCATAACGTACTGTGCGCAAACGGAACTAATTCTCGTACTTGCTTTTCTCTTAATAGCCTGATTGGTGGGTCTACACCTAACTTGTTTTTCATATGTCACCTTCTTGTCTGTTGTTGGATTAAATCAAGAAGCAATCCTTGAAGCTTTTGTTTGTTCTTCAAGCGTTCGTACATCTTGTGTTCGAGGTCTGTTGCCTCTATGTGTACGACATTGGATACTTGCCTCTTACCTATGCGCTCAATGCGCCCATTCGCTTGAACATATTGCTCGTTGCTATTGATCGGGCCATACCATATGATCGTTGACGCACTTGTTAAAGTGAGTCCGTGCGCCATTGTTGCGGGATGGGCAATCAATACATGCGGTGTCTTGGCATGTTGGAAGTCGTGGAAGATTTGGTTACGCTTGCTTGCGGATACCTCGCCATTCACAACTGCAACCGACCAGTGCTTGCTGAGTTCTTTCTCAAGCATGTGCAATGTGCCAGTGAGTGGTACAAATAAAATTACTTTTTCTCCTGCTTCTTCTATCACCTCCTTTACTAAGTTAATACGTGGACTGCAATCAATCCCAATGTTCTGTCCGTCATCACCGTAGGCTACGCCGCAAGCGATCTGAACTAACTTCTGAATCTTGACTGCTTGACCGCAGTGATCGTTCCCTCTGCGCTCATCTCCGTCACAAAATGTTTAAGCATCTGTGAGTAATGCTTCTTCTGTTCCGCAGTGAGTTCTACTTGACGAGTCTGAATGATTGTGTCGGGCAACTCAAAACATTCATCGCGTGTATACCTGACCGCAGGTTGTAGGATGTGCTTCACAATCTCTACGCTCTCAGGTCTTGGTACAAATTTCCACTGACCAATCTTCATCATCACTTGTTCTCTGAACGCCGTGTATGTCTTGGTGCAGAATGGTGAACCAACCAACTTGGCAAGTGCCCATGCGTCTGTTGGGTCATTGGGTGTTGGTGTACCAGTCATCATCCACAAACGTGATGACAGATTGTTTGCCATCCATCTACGAAATATCTTGAACCGTTGTGTCGATGGGTTACGTAGCACTGCCGCTTCGTCAACGATCACCAAGTCAAACTTGCCGTGTGCTTCTTCACAGATGATGGGGAATCCATCATGGTTGATGATGTAGAAGTCAGCCTCGGTATTCAGTAGCTTGCGGCGCTTCTCAGATGTTCCATGAAGCACAACAAATTTACGGTGCACAAACCCTGTAAAGATAGCGTCAGCCCATACACGTTCAAGCGTAGACAGTGGGGAGATGATGAGCACCTTCTTGATCTGCTTGGTCTGTATCAAATAGTCAGCCGCCCACAATGCAGATTGTGTCTTGCCAGTACCAATCTCGTTGAGTACCAACCCGCAATGGTTAAGCGTAAGAAACGCCGCCGTCTGCCGTTGATGCTCGTAAGGTTTGTACTGACCACACCAGTTGTAGTAGTGCAGTATGGGCGATGGTGCTTTGATGCCAAGGTTACGCAGAACCCTGACCTCATCCAGTCTGTGCGGTGTTATCACAAGAGGCACACCACGTACCGTGTAGGGCTTGGCAGTTGGGATACTGTCGAGAACCCTATTCGGATTGTTTAATTTCATAGCAAGTGTCCTTGCCTGTTCCACCACTACCATGTCATCACCTGTAAAGTTTTTCTTCTAATGCTTGCTCAAGCGAATAGAGGGAGTCAGCGTCATACACTAAGAACCACCACCCACCCGCTCGTTGTATTTCTTCACCACACTTGACCTGCAATACCGTTGGCTTCTTGGTCTTGTCAGCCTTGACCTCAATGCCTATGAACTTGCCCTTCGCAATCGCAATGATGTCGGGGATACCTGCCTTACCAAAGCCATTACTGGCGGGGAAGAAGTACCACACATCATGCTTCTTAAGTAACTCAACAACCTTACGCTTTACTTTGCCTTCGGGGGTCAGTGCACTCATATGTTATTCCTCTTTACACGAATGTCAAGTAGGGTTAAACCCTAGCGTAATCACAATTATGTCGGGCAGGGCAATAGCGGCACAAGCCACTCGGTTTGGCAGGCCAGTTGTCATGTTCCAATGAGTCGTTGATACGTTGGATGCGCTTCATAACCTCAGCCCATATCGTGTTGACATCACTGCGGTAGTACGTTTCTGTATCCATAGTCATGTCCTTCAGCCACACTAGGGAAGTCTTAACCCTTGTCACCTCAGGATAGTGCTTGAATACTTGTGCGGCGAACAGTTGCATTTGGAATTGGTCAGCGTTTCTCTTGCCTGTTTTCCAATCCATGACGTTAGCCATGTCGCCACTGATTACAAGGATGTCAAGTTTAGAACGTAGCCATGCGTCAGACTCCCACCAAGTTGTTGGTGTAAGGTTGTCGGTCAGGACTAACTCCTTCTCCACGAATAGCTCACCATTGTGGGCGATGCGTTCAACTGCGGAACAAAGGGATTCGTAATGGGCTACCTCTTGTGGTAAGAGGGTGTTCTCTTTGAGTCGTGTCTCAAGAAAAGCATGAACTCGCTCGCCGTACTTGCTGGCTTCACCGCCCTCATCTACCACATCCTTAACAATACGTTGTCGGAAGTAGCGCAATGGGCAGTTCTCGTACAGTTTGATGGACGAGTAAGAGTGGCTAAGACGCATAGGTTATAGCCCCGAGGGGTGTCCTCAGGGTTCTCTGTTTAATTGGAAGTTTCAGTATAGCCTACTCTGCCATGCGTTGCAACACATCGAACTTCGCCAGTTCCAAAGCGGCGATTAACGACATGGTGTCAGTCAGATTTGTAGAGTAGCGATGGTAATCATCACCAATCTTTACAAGCACCATGAGATTGGATGCGTCCTCGTTGTCCTGCACTGTGTTGCTGATTGCCTCAAGTAGTGCAAGGGCTTCGGTGTTACGTGGTGTACGTTTGATTTCAGCGATAGTCATTTATAAACAGGCACAACTTCGCCCCCAAAGTTTTTTTGAACATCCCTAGCTTCACGTTCAGTCCAAAAGAATTTTGCTTCGTGTTTATCTTTTGTCCAAACATATCCGTATAGTTTCATGTGTTCTTCTCCTTTAGCTTGGCTTCAACTGCGCTTATCAGTGGAGAGACTCCAAAGTTATTGTCTCGCAAATAATCAAACTCTTCATCAGTCAGCCCTACCCATGTGCGCTGTGAGTAGTTCCATCCACAGTTGTGGCATTGCACAACGCCGTTAAGTGGATTCCATTTGACTGCACTTGCATCCGTATAACCGCAACAAGGCAACGCCACAGGCTCTTGGCTTTCTAACTCTGCAATCGCTTCATGCAAATACATTTCGGCATGGGCGTACATCTTGTCTTTTAAACATTGCTGTATCTGTTTCAATACTTCATTCATGCGTTCTTCTCCTTGAGTTTGGCTTCAATGGCTCGGACAAATTCACGCAAACTTTCATGCCCAACAATGTTCCATGTATCAATTTCATCATCAGTCAGCCCTACCCATGTGCGCTGTGGTGGCTCATCGGGACAGTCTTCATAC